CGTTCACTTACAAAAATATCCGCCATAAAAGCCATACCTATATCAACCTGCTGCGAAGATTTACCAAGCTCACCAGTCGTAGCTTGTTTGTTTCTAAAAGCTCTTAAGGCTACGTTTATGTCCGTTGGAAATGAAGTGTATATTCGCTTCGCTTCATTTACATCGACATCTTCCAAACCTGGAATGCTTGGTGACCTAGCTCCGGCAGAAGGTCCATATGTTCTAAGGTTAGCAAGGAACCTATTGTTTGAAGCCAACACGCCATATTCAAGACGAAGAGCAGCATTACGTTGTCCTGCTGTCCATTGCTGAGAGGCTGCGTTCTTGTCAAGCTGCTTTACTTTTAAATCATCGCTAAGCTTACGAAGTCTTGCTAGCTCTCTATCATATCCTTTAAGAACATCCTTCAAAGATTCAACTTTGGCTGCGTATTCTTCAGCTTTTAAATCTTCTCTTTTGAATACAGCATCAAGCGCAGATTGCAACATGTCATTTCTATTCTGAAAATAGCTTTGCTGATAACCGAGAGACCTGCTCTTTTTTTCTCCGGCTGTCTGAGATTTCTTTGCCATGTTATAATGCTCCTGAGATTATTCTAAATAAGTCTGGTTTTCCCTGCAAGTTCTTGATTGTTTTGCGAGCAGTAGCCGTATCTGGTAGATTTAGTTTAATCCTGAAGGCTTCTACTAAAGCTGGATCTAAGGCGCCTTCCTCTTCTCGACGTTCGGTAAACATGCCAAGTAATCCTTGTCCAGCAGAAGTAACAAGATCCGCTCTGCCTTTAGCTACTTCATCAAGTCGCTTTTGTTCTAACATAGAGCGCTGCAAAAGTTCTGATTCTTGGTCAGCTCTGCGTTTCAAATCTGCTTCAGTTATTGCGGCAGTTGCTTTCGCTCGACCTTCAGCAAGCGCTCTATCTGTTAGCGCTGCTTGCTCTAATGCTGAAGCTCCCATCGTATCAAAGCTTGCTGACAATGCTGCCCTTCTTGCAGCGCCTTCCTCTCCAATAGAGCTAAGCTGGCCTGCATACTGGCTTTCCAACATGCCACGTTCTGCTTCTGTTAGACCAAGCATATCTAAATCTTGTAGTCTCTGAAGCCTTTCTAACCTAGCCATGTTAGAACTTTCTACAGAAGTTGGTCTGTTCGCTAAAGCTGTAGCAATACCTTGTGTTAGAAGACTTCCGCCAAGCTCTATGCTTTTATCTTTAAGCGGCGTTGATTTTAATATAGCCATTTGGTCCCTCTATTCTATTGGTTTTGTAAAGGTTTAGAATATTGTTTCTGGAAGTTTGCGATTTGTTGCAATACTGTTTTTACTTACTGGCGCGTATCCCATTGTATAAAATGTTTCTATATTTAGATTACGCATCGAAATGAATCCTTTTTCATTTTTAGCATCACAAACAACAGAGATTTGATGCCAGCCTTGAGAAAGATTTTTAGCAAGATATAATATTGTTATATATTTTCGCATTCCAGTGACGCTGCCTTGATAGCCTGTTCTATTGTCCATTATAGAAAAGTTACCAAAAGTTGCGGTTGTACTTCCACTTTCAGCAAATGCATATGCTATTGTTTCATCATCAGCGGTTGATAGCACACCATCTACAACAAGCTGGAAGTTGCTATTCTGTCCAACCGATCTTGTATTTCCAGCACCAGGAACAGGAATCCATGGAAATACCGCGCCTCTGCAATCATCGTTTTCATCTTCACTGGCAAAGAAACTTATCTCTATAAGTGCATTTCCAGAATCTTCCATGTACCATTGTTTAGCCAAATCTGGAATAGACTGCCATCGCACTGTTTCCATAGGTTTATATCGTTTTACCGTAGATGTATGGTAATGACGTTCCTGTTGTATTGAAGCGTGTTTTGCATAATAATGACTGTATTGGTCTCCAGTCATCATTATAAAATCTGGTGTTACGCCAAACGCTTCTCCTTCTTGAAGATCAGATATCCCAAAGTTAGATACTTGAAGATCACCTTCAACTATATCTACGTTGATATACTTACGTACTGCTTCAAATGAGCTGGCAAGAGAAGCCGCTAGAAGCTGTGTACCATCAGTAAATACGATTGGTGGAACGAAAGCCATGATATCTCCTTAGTATCGGTGATGGACGTAGAGCCCATATTGTTTTTCTAAACGAACCTCATAGTTCAAACCATCATCAAAATAAATCTTAGCTTTAATCGCAGTTACTACGGTTTGCACATTTGGTATGAAGAGCGAAGTTGTTGGTAGTCTTTCATAAAATAAAGTTTTGTTATCAGATGTTCCGGTGTTTCCATCACCAGCAACTATAGTATTGTATCCGAATGGTTCGCTAACTGCAAAGTCATTTCCACCAACAGTGATGTAATGCTGAATATAAAATGCGCTGTTGGCCCTTACTACAACGGATGCTCCACCTGTAACAAACGTTAAGTTTACAAGTGGATTGTATTGTATTCTTAAAACTTCATTTGGTTCAATCGTAAGGTTTACAGCTTTGTCCCATGTGGTAGTCCAAACACCAGTAAATGACGCATTGTTTCCAAAAATCTCTTCAGCGGTTTCCATTTCATCATCAGAAATATTTGGTGCGCCAGCCGTTTTGACGTGATTTCTATTGAAGCCTTCCGTTCTAACGTTTGATGTATCAATCCTTCCTGACGTACCATTTGTTGCATTAGCAAGGTTTGAGAATGTGCTATTCAATCCTGTCGCTGTAATCACGGATCTTGGTAGTTGATATGTAAATTTAGACTGTGACATGTAATCTCCTAACGATATTGGTTACGGCACCAAAGTTGGCTGTTATAAAATCTAATCGTAGCCTCTTGTACCTGGACTATGTCTGTAGGCGAATTACCTGCACCGTCGAATGTTGCGCTCCATCTTATATCAACATTTATTGATTCGTTTGACGCAACAGGTATCGAGAATGGTAGGTTTACGGTTCTTCTTCTACCGGCAGGCTGAGGTCCAGTCGTTGAAACCATGACATCATTTATAAATACATACAACTGCCATCTCCATCCAGCACCAAAGTTTCCTGAAAAACCTGTTGCGCTTGTGCTTACAAAAAAATATTCAACATCAACTTGAGCATTGCCACGAACCATTCCTTCTTTAGAAACAAATCTTAGAAATGTACCTTTGGTGATTCCTTCTGAAAGAGAATTTATACCGGTTGCCCATGAGCTATTGTTGCTAAGATACGCTGCTAATGGTGGACCTAAGACTGCTACTGGCCCTGCACCAGAAGGTGCTAGCCTATTCCATGTAAATGTATTTAGCGTTGAGAAAACTTTATAAATAGACTGCGTTGACATTATGATGCCAATACCATCTTGAGCTGAACCATCTGGTCTAGAATCAACTGCAATCCTGCTGTTTGCTACAAAGTTTTCCTTTTCCATTGTTTCATATGGAAGCTGTTGTGCATCTAAAACGCCGTTAAATACAGAAATAACGTTTGAAGATTCAAGGTCGAAATCTTCTGCGTTTGTAAAATCTTTTGCTTGAAAGGTTTGTGTAGTGTAAGTCTTTGGCATATTAGATTGTCTTCCTTTGACCTGCTGGGATATTTATCGTTGGCATGTCGCTTACTGTGAATTGAACCTGGAATGATACGATTTGAAAAACAGAACGGCTCTTTAGTGTAAATCTATACCAACCAACAAGACCGGTAGCCACGTCCCACCGAACCTTAGTGGATCTAGCTTCTCCCCACTTAGATGTTCCGATTACGGCTACTGATTTATCAAATGGTCCGGTTGCTGGTGCAAATAGCGAATCTTCATTTACGGTTCCGTATAGCGGAGCAAAGGCTGTTGGTCTGCTTCCTGATACTGTATCATCAGATCTATATTCTACGGCAGATAGTAAATCTATTTCATTGTGACCATACGTTATCACTTCAACTTCAACACCAATAATACGTTTGTTTGGAACATCGTCACCAAGATCTAACCAGGCAGATTGCCATTGAGACATCATTGGTCCACCGACAACCGTTGAAACAATCGTTGGCGTTCCTTGAACAGATGCCCACACAACCGATTCTCCAGTTGAACGCTTTGCTGACCATACTTGCAGACCATTTGGCGTAGATGTATTCTGACCGACAATAGGTGTGTTGCTAGCGGTTTTGATTCGTGGCGCTAATATAAACCATCCTGTAGGTAGTGTGGCTACGCTATTGTAAACCATTAAGTCTACATCTTCAAAGGAATTTCTAAAAGACCATGAATCATTTAATGTGTGATAAACAATAGATCTTGTTGCTACAGTTTCGCCATCAACCGGAAGAAGGCACCACCATTCTTTTTCTTTATCAGAATAAGCTGCTGATGCTTTGGCAAGAGATGCTTTTGATATTCTAGCGATTTCTTTTTGAATCGTATCAGATATTCTAACAACAGAGATTTGAGATCCACCAAGCGTACCACCTGAAAATGTGTAGACGCCATCGTATGAAAGGAAAAATATTCCTTTACCATGTACAGATGTTATTGCGTTTGTTGCTGTTGTTCCGATATTTCCATTTAGCGTTGTGCAAACGTAGCTTCCGCTTCCTGCTGCTCTGATAACTTCAATCGCCATTTCTCTAAAAATGATTAGGTTATCGTAATAAGGGAATAGGGCGGTGATGGCACCGCCTTTCTTATTTCCAACATCAAAGCTTGAAAATGTTCCGAACTGTTCTGGCAATCCTTTGTCGGAATATATGATTTTTGTTTCGGTTCCTTGACCACCAGCTAACCAAACACGACCATCCCATGAAGCTCCGTATCTGTATGAACTAGATATCACCGAAGAATCAGAAGAAGCTGGAGCAGGCACAGTTAAAAGCTGGTCTGGTTTTACATCGTAATAATTTCTAGAAACGTTGTCATCGATTTGTTCAACGAAATAATACTGATCATCAACAAGATCTCCTCGTAGGGATCCCATGTTCTTTGTTCGATATATCCGTCTTGCTACCGTACCAGGAGGCCCCATAGGAAGATGTTGGAAAAATACAGCGTATGTTAAACCAGATTCTGCATTTGTCCATCCAACTTCGCTATAAGAAGATAGCGGACTTTCAGAACCTGTGTCTGTTATAAAGCTTATTTTATATCTGTATGTAGATCCTTTATCAACATCTTTGTCACCAAGACCTGTTCCAGAACCTGGTCCAAATGATATACCGCCGATTGTATTGTTAGCATTATAAGGGAAGTTTGACGTAGGAGGATCCGCAGTTAAATCACATACACCATCAAAATATTCTGGATCTGGTCCGAGCACTTCTGGTGTTGGTGTTGTAGAAATGAATCCGAATGGTTCCGTTCTATCTCTTCCCCAGAACTTTAGCATCGGATCTTTTCCGTTTAAGATTATACATATACGTCCAAACGGAACATATTGTTCACCGGCATCATCTGGTTTTGATGCAGTTCTATTGAATGCTATTGTATGCTCTGGCTTCCAAAGCGAAGACGATAATCCGCTATTATTTGCAACTTCGTAAATCAGCCTATCTTTGACCTTTGAGATAACATATAGCTCAGCGCCACGATGTCTTTCCCAAACAAATAAATCAGAATAATCCGAAGGTATGCTCAACGTTGTTGATCTAGTGTTATCTTGGATAAAAGGTTCGAAGCCTCTGTCGTTGACATATCCAAAGCAATCAGAATCCAATCGCATATTA